TAATGGTTATTAACCAGAACTAGTTAACGCCCCGACACTAAAACTCTAAAGTCTTTATAGTATTAAAGGGTATTTATTCAGACACAATTACTCCCCTCTTATTAGAGAGCTAATAGTTTTGTTTAGGATTTTGGGGGGCTATGTTGACCCGGGAGGGCACTATGTTATTATAGCATCGGATTCGGGTTTTGTCAATAGCTAATTTGTACTTGACAAGTCTAAATTAGGAGTGTATACTAGATTCATGGCTATATTACCAAGCATTGATACAACATCAACTAAACGAGAACTAACTGACAAACAGAAGTCTTTCCTAGAGCACCTTGTAGAAACACAAGGGGACGCTAAGAAAGCTGCTGAACTTGCTGGTTATTCTTCTCATTATCATCATGTTGTAAAGACTTTAAAGAATGAGATAATAGAACTCACCCAAGAAGTATTAGCCAATTCTGCACCTAAAGCAGCTTTTAAAGTTGTGGAGATTATGGAATCTAAAAAACCTGTGATACAAGCTAATAACAAGTTAGCTGCAGCACAGACTTTACTAGATAGAGTAGGAGTAAGTAAGGTAGACAAAATAGATATAAACCATAATTCAACTAGTGGAGGTATCTTTTTGATGCCTGATAAAGCACCTGTTGTAATAGAAGCAGAAGAAAGTGACTATGAGGAACTATCAGAATAGAATATTAAATTTTTTTAGTAACCTAATAGATAGGTTTTTAGAAGCATCTTTACAAAGAACAGAAGATAAACTAATGCGTAAAAACAAATGAAGCTATGGATAACAGAGTATGTAGAAAGTGATAAAGGAATCTTAATAGGTCCTTACATTAAAGCAGACTCTTTAGAAGTAGCAAACAGCATTGCAATACAATATGGGTTATTAGTCTTAGGAGAAATAAGAGAACTAATACATGAACCAATAGAACAGAGGANAATACACTAATGCCAAAAGAAAAAGACAGTAGATTAAAAAGAGCAGGAGTTTCTGGTTTTAACAAACCTAAAAGAACACCTAGTCATAAAACTAAGTCACATATTGTTGTGGCTAAAGTAGGTGATAAGATTAAAACAATTAGGTTTGGACAACAGGGTAAAACTGGTGACAGAACTAATACAGCAAGAGCTAGGTCTTTTAAAGCTAGACATGGTGCTAATATAAAAAAAGGTAAGATGTCCGCAGCTTACTGGGCTAATAAGGTGAAATGGTAATGGCTGCTAAAAAGAAATCAACAGTAAACAAAGCAGGTAACTATACTAAACCTACAATGCGTAAGCGTATCTTTAATAGAATAAAAGCCGGCACTAAGGGTGGTAAAGCAGGACAGTGGTCTGCTCGTAAAGCTCAGATGTTAGCTAAAGCTTATAAGGCTGCAGGTGGAGGCTATAAGTAATGGCACTTAAAAAATCTCAAGAGTCTTTAAAAAGATGGGGTAAACAAAAGTGGAGAACTGCTAGTGGTAAGAAATCTTCAGAGACTGGAGAAGTATATGCTCCTGCAAAGACTATTAAGAAATTAAAGTCAACTCCAGCAGGTCGTAAGAAACTTGCAGCAGCTAACAAAAAGAAAAGAGCAGCTACTAAAAAAGGAAAGCAGCATGCAAAACATGGACTGCATAAAGGAAAGAAAAGGTAAATGGGAAGACAGATAGGTAACGATGAAGGTTCACAAGTAACCTTTAGAAAAAGTATCTATGGTAAAAGCGATGGTGGTAAAGGTGCAAGACCAAGACCACTCTCAGTATCTAAACAAAAGTACGAAGATAACTGGGATTTAATATTTAATAAAAAGAAAGGAGGCAATAATGCCAGCAAAGAAAAAGAATAACCAGCCTGAAAGGGTGAGTTTGCGTAAGAGGCTTTTAATAATGTTTACTTATGTTGAAATATTCATAAGCGAAATGTTATTGAAAGTCCAGCTTTTAATGAAAAAAGGAAAGAAAGCACAAAGTAAAGTTGTTAAAAAAAGTTTAACTACTAAAAAGAAAAAGTAAATGAAAGAAGGTTACATTACAAGAACTTCTTCAACTATACCTTTTGGATATGAGTTAGAAGAAGAGTCTAGTTCTTTTCTAGTACCTATAGAAAACGAACTAAGTGTATTAGAAGAAGTAACAAAAGCAGTATTTCATGGTGAAATTAGTCTAGGTATTGGAGTAGATTGGTTAGAGGCAGAGACTGGAAGGAAGATGTCTAGACCCGGATTGAAAAAACACGTAGATAAAGTATATGGAAGATAATTCACAAAAGTACTTGACAAACCCAGATGGGAGCTATATACTAAAGAAAGACGGTACACCAAGGCTTAAGCCGGGTAGACCAAAAAATTCAGAACTTTCTGATATGAAGTTAGCTTTACAAGCTAAGAATAAGCTTACAAAGAAAGCTAAGAAAGTTCAAAAGCTAACAAGAAGTTTAGCTAGAGTTAAAAAAGAATTTAAAACAGAAGAAAAAGTTTTAACATCTAATGTGTTAACAAAGTCAGAAACCAAAGAGTTACCTGACGCTATACAACAACATTTAGATACTACTGGTTCTCATGTGGCTTTTATGCCAAACGAAGGACCACAGACAGATTTTTTAGCTGCCGGTGAGAAAGATGTTCTTTACGGTGGAGCAGCAGGTGGTGGAAAAAGTTTTGCAATGTTAATAGACCCATTGCGTTACTGCCACATAACAGAGCACAGAGCTTTGATATTAAGAAGGTCTATGCCAGAACTAAGAGAACTTATAGATAAGTCTCGAGAACTTTATCCTAGAGCTTTTAAAGGTGCTAAGTTTAAAGAAGTAGAAAAGTTATGGCAGTTCCCTAGTGGAGCAAAATTGAATTTGGGTTCTTGGAACGAGACGCAGATGTTTATCGTTATCAGGGACAAGCGTACAGTTGGATAGGTTTTGATGAGATAACTCATTTACCTACAGAGTTTGGTTGGAACTACTTAGCATCAAGACTAAGAACTACTAACCCAGCTATAAAGACTTATCTAAGATGTACAGCTAACCCGGGTGGCGTAGGTGCACATTGGGTTAAAAAGAGATACGTAGAACCTTCAGAACAGAATACAAGTTTTGAAGGTAAAGACGGTCTCTCTAGAAAGTTTATACCAGCATTGTTACAGGATAATCCTCACCTTGCTGAAGACGGTGAATACGAAAGGATGCTACAATCCTTACCAGCCATACAACGTAAACAGTTGTTGGAAGGTAACTGGGATATCTCAGAAGGAGCAGCATTCGCAGAGTTTGAAAAAGACGTACATGTTATACCACCTTTTGAATTACCAAGTTGGTGGGAAAGAATTAAAGCAGTAGACTACGGTTATGCTGCTGAAAGTTGCTGTCTTTGGGCTGCTATCGACCCTGAAGATAAGACCATTATTATATATAGAGAATTATACAAAAAAGGTCTGACAGGAGAAGCACTCGGGGACACCATTACAGAGATGGAAATGGACGAGATAAAATCCATAGCTGGAGTACTAGATACAGCAGCATGGTCGAGGACAGGTTATACAGGTCCTACGATTGGTGAAATCTTAATTAATAAAGGACATAGATTAAGAAGAGCCGATAAGAATAGATTAGCAGGTAAGACTCAAATACATGAGTACCTAAGAAAGAACAATAGTACAGGAAGACCTAAGTTACAAATATTTAATACGTGTGTAAACTTAGTAAAAGAAATACAGGCTTTGCCTCTTTCTAAAACAAATCCTGAAGACGTGGATACTCATGCAGCAGACCACGCTTATGATGCTTTAAGGTACATGTTAATGAGTAGACCTAGAATGGACCATCCTCATGAAAGGATGTTAAGAATTAAACAGGATTTATTTAATCCTTCTGATTCAACTTTTGGTTATTAATATATGGCAGACAACGACAATACATTTCTAAATGCTGATAATATCTACGAAGAGGTAGAAGGTGAAACAGGTAAAATATTAGAATTACCTGAAGACCAACAAAGAAATCTTATTGGTATTATTAAAGATAGATTTCAAATAGCTGAAGATTCTAGACAAACTGATGAGACTCGTTGGTTAAAAGCATATGAAAACTATAGAGGTTTGTATTCTAAAAATATTAAATTTAGAGAATCAGAAAAGTCTAGAGTATTTGTAAAAGTTACTAAGACTAAAGTACTAGCTGCCTTTGGACAGTTAGTTGATGTTATATTTGGTACAGGCAAATTTCCAATAGGAATTGCTGAAACTAAAATGCCTGAAGGCGAAACAAACTACGCACATTTAGATAGTGCTAACCCTACACCGGGAATAGAAACATCAGAAGAAATAACTGATGACAACATTGGTAATAGAATAGAAGACGAAATTAACCCATATGATGTTGGTTATGAAGGTGATGGTAAAACTTTAAAGCCCGGAGCTACTTATTATAATGGTATCTTTGAAGATAGTTTAGAAGACCAAGCAGAAAGTTTAGGTATATTAAAAGATGGAGCTAGTCCTGACCCACAAGTTTTAGAAGTATCTCCTGCACAAAAAGCTGCAAGGAGAATGGAAAAACTTATCCATGACCAAATAGAAGAGTCAAACGGTAATTCAGAATTAAGAAATGCTTTGTTAGAAGCAGCTTTATTAGGTACAGGAATTGTTAAAGGACCTTTTAATGTAAATAAAAAATTACATAAATGGGACACAGACGAAGAAGGAAATAGAAATTATAACCCATTAGAGGTTAGAGTTCCACGTATTGAGTTTGTTAGTTGTTGGGATTTTTATCCAGACCCTAATGCTACTACTATAGAAGAATGTGAATATGTAATACA